TTTTCCAAAATAGGTCGTTTGAGCCTGAGATGGTAGACTCTAGCATCGGGGTGGTTGCCTTACCTAAAGAAGTGACCTTTTTTGGCTCGTCTGTTTTAACTGGCTCCGGCGCTGCCGCTTCCGCAATATTTTGGTTTTTACCATATAGTTTATCCTGCTCTTCCAAAAATTTGAGCCCCTCGTTTTCAAGGTCATTATCAATCATAACGGTATACTGTCTAATTTATTAGAATTATATCACGAATTCCAGAAAGGTTTTCGCTTTTTGAGATTTTGATTCGTTCAGCCTATTTAAGCTTTCTGGATAAATCTCAACGGGTCTAAGTGTCTTTGGGTCCTGGATAAATGCTCTGATCGTTTTACTGTTTTTATCGATCTTAAAACTATCGAATCGGCCTATCACCATATCCGGCTCCTTCTTTGGATTAATGAATGTCGAATTGATTTTGATTCCGCTTGTTCTAGAGCCTTTGCGAAACCTCTGTGTCATTTCATGAATTTCTTTCTCAAACTCATCTATGCTTATAGTGCTAACTCTCGAAAGATCTGAAAGAGGAAGGAGTTTTATCGCGATCCCATTACTAAATGGCGACTTGGACGCAACAAAGTTGAAATCAGCCTTTCCGTAAAAAGGTAGGCCGACCATCGCTTGCTGCCTTTGACCAAATGTCATTACTGGAGCTCCCATCTTAAATCATTGGAGTATTTAAGGTTCCGAACAAAGTAACTGTCCCGCTGGCTGTTAACTTTTTAACATTCACGTAAACGGTTTGACCGAATGGAATACATACTGTTGCGCCGGATCCGGCTGTACCCTGGTCAAGCGTCCAAACTGTTGCTGTGACTGAGCCGGTTGTTCCCGGATTATGAATTGCAAAATAGGTTGGAGTCCAGGTCCCAATCGATCCGCCGACTGTTCCACGACCTGACTGGTCTGTAAAAGTTGGTGTATAATCCAGTGAATTATTTGAAGTAGTATGAGTTGTGATATATCTTGCTACTGGTATCATTTAATTAACGTTTTCTTTTTTAGCAAGCGCAATTGTTTGGATCGCTATTGCTCTTTGCATAAATCACCAATCCTTTTACCTTTATGCTAAAATTGGCATTCGGATTATAGATTTCTATCTTATTTATTAGCGAATCTGCTCCGCGAGTTTCTGGATTAACGAAGTGAGCAAAAAACTCGTGAAGAGGTAGTGTGCTGGTTTCAAGATTTCGGTTAGTTATCACTATGCTACATTCCTGATCAGCTGGCAATACGTCGTCTCCTAGTTTATTTTTTGCAGGGTATTCGATATACAGAATACAGCCTCTTGCGTAATTTCGATCGCTCTCGATAATATAATAATAGGGAGTGCCAGACGGATCCGATCCACCGCTTCCAATATATTCCTCGTTAATACCGAATGGGTATCCAGATGGCGAACCTGATGGCGTGTATGATAAAATCGAATCTGTGTCATTATCGAATACCGACAAAGTTTCTTCGCCGCAGACTTCAAAATCTATTGAAAGGCTGCTGTCTACTGGGTATATGAATTTTGATAGCTCGCAAAAATTAGTCTCCCGCTGTGAGCCGTTAAATATTCCAAAACACTTATCAACAAACCTTAGTGCCTTTTTAACTGGCACTGACGAGCATAAATTGGCAAAAGCGTCACTAACTCTTTTAGCAAGGGGATCATCGTTGTATTTAATGTAAGCCATTCTAACCTAAACTTTTTTAACCGGCCTCACTAAAATACTATTGAAAGCCTCTAGCGATCCGGTTATCTATAGATATGATGTTATCTATTCGTGGACTTTGCTCAACCTGGTTAGAGGCTTCTTGTAAAATTTCGTCGGTTTGATCAGGCGAAACCTGAGACTCAAATGAATTTTCGATTTTAACTATTTCATTGGTAATCACTTGATTATCCTCAGATTTATTATTTAGAGTCGGCTCCCTTTCCGGTCTAATATAATCAACCAGCGACTTTATGAAGCCGAGTGCTACAACCGGTAGAATAGCGCCGCTTGTTATCGACAGAATTCTTTTTTGATAAATTAGGTCCTCTTCAGCGAGTCCAAACAATTCTATCCAGCCCTGAAAGTCTTTTAGATGAACGTACGCGTAATATGTATTACCCATTGCTTGCATTAGGGTAAGAATTATGAATAGCATCCAGACAATCGTCTTATTCATTTTTTCAAGTGTAATCAATGAGGCTAATGATGCAGCCGCCCCAACTTCAAAGGCCACAGCTAAGCTTATTGATAGCCACTGTGGGTTTGACAAATTAAAAAAATCAATCACGTGTATTGTTGAAATACACGATACAAGCAGATAAAGAGTGACGAAGGTACCGATTATGAAGTACCGGGTGAGCCGCTCCCGCATTATTATTTTTCTAATTTTTTAAGAAGCCGATCTATTTCAGCTTGACGATTGACGTCTAAGATTGTCCGGTCGGTCGATTGAATCATCCTCTTTTCCGATTTAAGACCTTCAATTTCCAGGCTTTCTCTGATTTCCTCGCTTGTGCAAACCGAGTCAACTCTCTGGCTAACGATCCTAATCTTTTTATCTAAGCTATTTAGCTTATTTGAGTTATTACACTCTTGCATAAAGATTATTAGCAAAATACAAATTACTATTTTACTGAAATGCTGATTTACAAAATTCATAATTTGCAAGAACTTTTTTCTATTTATTTGATTAGAGAGTGGATCTGTGGATAGTATCTAACCGCTGCAAGAATTACAAAGCAGGCTAGTGATATCCAGGAAACAACATGAATCCAATTCCAGATGCTTGCGCTCGGACGGTACTTCACCTGTATTAAGTACGCATAGTAATCTTCGTTCTTTATACGAGTCGTTTCAATTTCAATTAGCTCAATTAGATCAGCTTTTTCAAATGAAACTTTTCTGATGTTAATTGACTCCATAACTCTACTTCTCTCGAGATCAAGGACGTCTTGTCCCATCATTAGCGTTTCTGGCTCTAAGTTAAGAACATAGTATGCTCGGCTCCTAAGGTCCAGGCGCATTCCCATCTGCTTAAGAGTTCCATTATCGTTAAGCATCCTCATCTGCTTAACGTAATAACTTCGATTTCTTAGGTTTATCGCAATCTTCTTTATGACGCCCCAAAGAAAAATAGGATTTAAGAATTCAACTAGTGTAATCATTAAAAATACTGCTCAAGGTTGTCCTTCATTTGTGGATGGTTCTTTAGAACATTCTCCTTAAGAATTTTACGAGCTTTTCGAATTTTGGTTTTAACCGTATTGAGGTTCATATTATATTTTTCGGCGATTTCGTTTCCCTTCATTAAGTTTAACTCCTTGTCTATTAAGATTTCCTTTTCTAAACAATCGGGAAGGGCTATCATTTCGTCCCGAGTGATAGAATAGAGTGATTCCATGTAGATCTCTTTTTCAAAATTAGCAAATGAAGTATCCTCAATTGCTGGCGGGGTTAACATGGAATCAATCCGGATTGCAAACTTACTTCTCAGTTTGTATTGATGAAGTAGGGATTCGTTTTTTGCAATGGTGTAAATCCATGTGGTGAATCTAAACTTATCATTGTATGATGAGATTCCCTTAAATATCTTGAATAGAGTATTGTGAAGAACTTCATCTGTCTCATCCGGGTCGTTAAAAAATTTCCAAATATAGTATTTAAGCTTTGGATACATAATCGAGGCTAATCGATTTCTCTCGCGTTCAGTGCAATTGCCGGATTTTATTCTTTCTGCTAAAAATTGCATCTCGTCATTTAGTTGACGATTAATTGTATTATATGAACTCATAAATATGTTTTTTACTTAAAAAATTGATGATTTGGATTTTCGTCCTTCCACTTTTCGTATCGCTCAGTTATTTGAATAAGAATTTTGTTCCGCACAATGTCTTCATCTCCAAATCTGTGTATGCCTAATCCTGGAATGCCGTTCATAAGTTTTATGAAATCCGGTAGAGCCACTCTACTCTTTACAATATCGTATTGGCTTACATCCCCGCAAATTAGAACTTTTGAGTCTTTTCCCATCCGTGTAAGAAAAAGCATTAGCTGCTTAAAGTCAGCGTTTTGAGCCTCATCTAAAATCATCAAGCAGTTATCAAACGTTGCGCCCCTCATGTATGCAAGAGGCCGAAATTCAATAACTCCAGTATTTTCAAGCCAATTAACAAAGTGGTCTTCTTGTAGAATTTTTGCCAGGTTTGATCTATAACTTTCCATAAAGGGATCGATCTTATCCTTTATTTCCCCCGGCAGAAATCCTAATTTCTCTCCTGACTCCTGAATGGGCTTTGATAAAATTATTTTTTTTATCTTTCCATCAATATAGAGATTTAACGCAGCTAGACACGCTGTAAACGTTTTACTTGTTCCAGCCGGTCCATAACAAAAGGTTATATCGTTTGAGATTATTCTATCGTGGTAAGCTTGCTGGGAAGGCTTAAGATTTATTTTTCGCAGATCGTTTTCGGATATTTCCGTTACGTGCTTTGGTTTTTTTCCAGTTTGGCGGCTTGACATTATAGATAATTTACTTTTTTTCTATTCTATTTAGCAGAGTCTTACATCTTTGGCAGGCTTCATAATCTTCAAGGCCTTCAAAGAAAGATCTAGCTTTTTCAATACAGTTAGGCCAATCCGCTTCATTTGCGAATGCATCAACGACCGAGTCAAGAAGTCTAAGATCCTTTAGGAGTATTTTATTTGCTCCATCAGCTAAGGCCTTTTCAATCGAGCCAATTATTTGATGGTATATTTCATTTTTGTCCCTAAGGTATTTTTGAATTTCATCAAGTTTTTTCATGGGTACCGTAGAATTTTTCAATTGACTCTTTATACTTTTCAATGTATGATTCGTCAAATCTGGTAGTAGAATTTGGCCTCTTTGAAACTCCGCCTGTATTTAGAGAATTTAGCATTCCAAAATCATACTGCGATGCCTGATTAAAATATATGTCATTTAGAAAATTCGCATGAATTTCTTCTAAGTATTCTTTTGGCAAGCGGTCGAGTTCTTCATTAGCTATTTCCCAAAAATTTGGAGATTCAAAGAAAGCTGAAGTATTAACACATGTCATAGCCAGGTCATCGTTACCGCTCTGGCTTCGATACGATCCATTTGAACTTTTGCCAAATGATCCTAGCTCATGAACCGTCTTAAACTCGTTTGGCAGAATCTTATTAACTGCAGCAAGATACTTAAATCTTTCGCAAAACTTTATTTTATTAGTCACGGTAAGCTTAAGACCAGGCTTCCAATTTTGAGCCGCCTCCGTGTGTTTGGATAAGATTAACATTCCTAACCAATAGTCTGGATGCCTAGATATCTTGTCCATTACGTACTCGCCTTTATGGTTTAGCTCAATTAACAGGCGCACTCTTTCTGGATTGAATACATTAAAAACCAAATGTTCTAGCGCATTGCAATATTGGTTGATGTCTTTTTGATTCGTTCGAAATGTTGCAACCTGCACAAGAGAGAAAATATCAGTCTCCTTTTTAATGAAGTCCTTTATTGGCTCTAGCATTTTTATAGGCAACGCAGCAAACTTAAACACATTAACGATTGAGTAGTCTCGGCTAAGGCCATCAGCTGTATCAATTGATAGTACATAAAAGTTTTGATCATTTCGAATTTCATCTAATTGTAATTTACCAAAATTTGGATGAACCGTGAAACCGGCTAAAAGGTCTGACGTTGAGTTTTCCTGAGCCCAATTTGGAACAAGATAATCAGTTCTAAGCTTAAATA